TCCCAAGGCTACCGCCTACCGCAAGCGCGGCTTTGTTGAAATCAGGCATTTCGCCCTTCGCCACTTGGCCCATCATCTCTCGAATGGCTGCAAAACCTAGATTTAGATTCTTATTCCAACTAATTAATTCTTTTATAGGCTTAATTACATTGATTAGCTCTTTAGTAAATTTAACGAAGATGGTAATTAGGCCCGCTACTTGATTAGCAGTGTCTTTAAAATCTAAATCACCTAATGCTTTTCCTAGGTCTACGAGAGCGTTTTTTAAATCCTCATTTGTTCCGATAGTTCTAAAAATAGAATCCCGCTGATCATCCAGTGCTTTTTTAATCTGATTAATAGCATCGCCACTATCTAGCGTTACCTCGCCCAATTCCTGAATCTTATTTTTTGCGCCCTCAAGTATTAAATTTCTGGCGATGTGAACTTGTGTCTCTTTATCGACCTCGCCCGCTGTTAATCCGACTGAATCGCCGTACTTCTCAACCGCACTTTGTAAATCTAAAATACCTAACTTATTTTGCAGCCCTTGAAATCTACCAGTTTCAAACGCTTGTGATAAATTATCTAGGACTGGAAGCAAATCACCGCCCGACACCTCGGCTAGCGCCCTTGCTGCTTCTGTGAGTGTTAAAAATTCATCGGGCTTAAGACCCTTATTTAAGCTCTCATTAGCTTTTTGCATTAAATCAAAATTACTAATCGTGCTTGCTGTAGCTTGATTTAGATCATTTAAAAATACATCACTGACCGCGCCCGCCCGCTCTGATAAGTTTTTAAATGACTGAGTAACATCATCTATAGCAGAACCCTGACTAATTGCAGTAATAGCAAGCTCTGCGCCCTCTTTAAATACGGCCCAAGCCTTAGCCCCTAATTCTAAAGCCTGATTTAATTCGGTAAATGACGCTTTTGTCTTTTCAGTTTGGCCAACTAAACCTTTCTCCGCATCCTCAACGGCTCTAATACCTGTAACGGCGCCCTTGCTGTCTACATCAATTTGTAATTTTAATTGTCCTGCTGTCATCGCTTTCTTTTATGAATTTGCTTTACTTCGTCTACGTGTTTTTGTTGATTAGTAATTTCTATATAAGTGTTTTCTAAGCACAATAATAAATCTGGATCATCAAGTAAGCCGCCATTCTCGAGTAGTTTAGTAGCTAGTGCTTCTGATCGCTCGACTGCGGGAAGCCGTTTAAAAAAGTAATAAGAATCTACGATCCGCTTAACATCTGGATCACTAGCTATCTCCTCACCGATGCGGCATTTCATGCCTTTCAATCTACAATCAGGAACTTTACCTTTTAGTAAATACTGATTTAAATGATTAGCACAGTTATACTCAGGAAGTTTCAGCTTCCACTCTAACCGCTTTGTGCACTGCTCGATAAGGCTACTTCGTTTTTTAGTTCCGCCTCCTGACATTCTTTAATAAGCGCGGATAATTTAATAATGATTTGTGTGATTTGTTCGATAGATAAATACTGAACTATTTGATTTACTGGGATAGGTTTATCATCACCATCGACTATATTTTCAACTGATTGCAGCATATCAAAGGATGCTTTCATGCGGCCCGACGGCTTATCAGCTAGCATCATATCGAGTTTATCTAGCTCGGATGGTTGTCTAAATTTAAAAGTTGCGCCATCAAGCTCAACGATTAAAAGGCTTTCTTTATTTTTCTTATTTAGTTTTAACAATTATTTCCTTGGTTATATAAAAATGGGAGTGAGGTAGGGGAAAATGATAAAACCTACCCCACCCCCCAGAGATTGCAATTTGTTTGGCACTTACTAAACGTAAGCTGTAGTAATCAAATTCGTATATTCAGCGTACGGCATTTTTGAATTCATGCCTGTTGGGTTAGCGGTAGCTTCCATCGATTTGTAAGTAACTACATGATTATTGTGTCCTGGCTCGCTTGGATTGTAATCTGGATCTTGAACGATTTCTAATCTTGGAAAGAATAAAGCAAAACGGTAGTTAGTGCCTGAGCCAATTTGTGCACCCTCAAACGAGAATCCCGCTTTATACTCTGTGCCCGCCTCGGCTGCTGTAAACCAAGTATGATCATCTAACTTATTGTAGGTAACTGTAATGGTGGCGGTATAAAGTCCGGTAGATGTTGGCTCCCCGTTTCCTGCTGTGCCTTTAATTAGGGCAATTGATTGCTGCGGTTTGGTTAGAGTAATAACTGCGCTCTCGATTACTTTGCGATCTGTTGATGTAGTAATCGCCCCGCTCGATTGCGTATTAATTAAGAACTCGTCTGACTCCTCAATTATTATTTCGTTTTCAGTTGGCGCTGTTAATGCAGCAAGTACCGCGACGGTATTAGTTGAGCTTGAAAGATTGCGAATGTCCGCCATCCCGTTAAAGTCCAACCCTAGATATTGGCCTGGTGCGATATTAAAGGTCAAAGTATCTATTGCAACGGCTGGCCATTCCATAGTTGTTGCACTCGAACTTTTTAGCGCGGCGGTTAAATATTTAGCGTTTAGTGTTGAGTTGAATGTTAAGCGCGTTAGGTAATCACCTTGCGATGACGTAACTTCGGCTGGTGTGCTTGATGTTCCAAAGAATTGAGCAATAAGATACTCAATGTTATTTTGAAATCCTACTTTTGTACTGCCTGAAACTACCGGTGATGCCCTGCCTTGAGTTACGCTAGTCTCAAATAACTTGTTTAACCCTAATGGTGATCGGCTTAATTCCTCAACCCCTCGGCTTTGATTAAAAGAATCGAGCGCGATTAGTTTATTTACTGCCACCGCTGTGCCGTAAGTAGTTGCTACTTTTATGCCGACCAGTGTTTCTTTGCCTGTAATTGCTGCCATGATATTTCTCCTTAAATTTTGTTAGTGAACTTAATTAGTGAGTTTAAAAGCTGTGTATGATGATTCTCCGACCCATGTTGATCGGCTGTCAAAATCCCCTTCTGAGATAGTCAATTCGTTCGGCCCTTCGTAAAAATCAACTGTGCTCGACCAACTAAGCCCTAGATTTGTAATGACCAATCCGTTTATCGTTTGAAAACTATCCTGCAAAGCGGTGTAATTATCTCCTGACTGATCCGCCTCTATTGTATGCCTAATTTTAACCGTAAAAACCGTTTGAAATTTGCCCATTAGTTTATGAAGTTTTACTGATTCGACTGAATATTCGTAAAAATCTACGATCTTATTGTAGTATCCTTTTTCCAATAATTTACCGCCCAACTTGCTGCGTTGAATTTGATACGTGTAGGAGTTAGTACCGCTATTAATATTAGCAAGCACCTGGGCTGCCCATACTGTGCGAACATCTGCGTTTGTGCTCATCGTATTAGCCTAATAACTCCCTGCGCGGGCGTATTGTCTTCTGTTTCGTCGATCACGTCATCGTCGTTAGTGTCGTATGCTAATCGTAATTCATCAACTAATGAATGAGCGAGCGCCATTGATGATATGTATTTTCTATCAAAGCGATCATTCTCCTCGGATATTTCATCCCACCAAAGCTCAGATATTGCGCGGTAAGTAATCGCTAGTTTTAATTCGTTAGAATTTCTGATCCTCGACCACTCGTACCCCTTAGCTGTTAGACCTGCTTTTACTAATGATTGAGCTGTTGCTGCTGCATCTGTAATTTGTTGGTCAGTAAAATGATTTGCCACGCTCTTATCTAAAACTTTCACCTCTGCCACGCTCGGCAATGGTGTAGCTGTAAAACCTTGCGGCCTCGATAGTGTGAACTCTTGAATATCAACAGTTACAGTGCCACCTGTTGCTACTTTGAAATTAATCGCGGCGTAATACTTTTTATCTTTAGTGCCATCCGCCGGATCTGAAATTGCTGCAACAGTAAACGGTCTATACCCTGCTGTTATTTCAGTCCATACGGTTATAGTTTCAATCGATCCAGTTCCCGCTCTGGCATCCGCATCGCTCGGCTTAGCATCAAATATGTAAATAGCAGGCGTTTGAGCAACAGGAGTAATAGCATCGCCCCCAACTAGTGGGTAGTAATCAAATGTAAACGCCGATCCGAATGGTTTAATTATCATCAGTTACTTTCTTGTCCTTTGTTAATTTGTCAATAATCTCTTTACGAACTGCTACGGAAGCTTCTACTAGCGGTAAAATGTCCGCCGGTATTTTGTCTTTTTCGCCTTTTTTAAAAGCCTCACGCATCCAGTTTTTAACTTTGTTTGATCTCATTACCATAATCTCTCTCCAATAATTTGGGATTAGCAACACAACATTGATCGACTATCTCCTTCGGAATTACCCCTTGAGCTAATAGTTGATTAATGCGGCTGCATTTAAATTGAATAACTTGTTTAGAATTAATTTGTACTAGTCCGACGAACATTAAATCAGGTTGACCCTCTGCGAATCGTTCAGCGTAAATACTACACTGATTATTATCATCTAGCCTGGGACACGCTACGCCCTGAAAATGGCAGCACTTGGCTTTGCATATATTCGAGCAATAACTAGCCTCGTCCACGTTCCCACTTCTCTTGCATCGATGTAGCTTTATTCCTCATCTCTGATTCTGATACCTCGTTGCCCTTCGATCTCTCATTCTCAATAAGGCTCTCAGTCATCTTATCGACCGCGCCGCGCCCTCGCTCTGTTGCCGTCATACGATTGCGACGCTGAAACTCTGCATTATCATTGAGACGACTAGACGCCTCGGCCCTAATATGATCAGCGTTACTTTGCTTCCTTGCGATCTCTTGTTTGACCGAATCAGGAGCGCTCTTTAACGCATCAGCTAATGAAATCTTGTTTACTTTCATTTTTGCCCTTATTGTTTTTAAGTTTTTGTATGTCAGCGGTTAGCGTCGCGTTTCGATCGATCTCATCTTGGATCTTCTTCTCTAATCCTAACTTCTCTGATTCGTATGAAGCTGCGGTTTTTTGATTCATTGCGTTTTTTAAAAATGCTGCCATATGATCCCAAGGATTTCTATGATCCGGCCCTGTGTGCATCTTGGCTTTTGCAGCGCGAGCAGGATTTTCATCATTAGTTTTATAGAATTTAGCGAAATGAATAGGCCGCGATCCTTTGCTGATATAGTATTGAACTCTCCCGATCTGCTCTGGTCGGTTTTCCATGTTCAGAGTTGTAATGCTATGCCCTTTCCGCCATTGTCCGTTTTCTCCTGTCGCATGATATACAATAGACTCAAGCAATATATAAGCATGTCCGGGCTCTCTGAATCCTCGCAGCTGATCTTTTGTCTCTGGTGCAAGCTCTGTAACCATAGTTTTAAATGGCTCTAATGCAAGTCTTCGATCCTCTCTCTCTTTCGCGATCTTTTCTTCTCTAAGTCTTTTTGCTTCTGCATCTGCTATTTGTTCGATTAATCCTGACATTTATTTTCCTTTTTTTTATTACAAACACAACATAGCCACCCCGCCGCGAATCGACGAGGTGACTATATCTTAATCAATTAGGTATCTGATTTAAGCGCGGTACCGGCGAGATCATTAATCTCGGCTTGATCCCAGAAGTAGTATACAAATATCTCTTTGTACCCACCGCCTGCGCCTACTGGTGTAAGCCAAACTGTTGGAGCGGTATCAAACATTCCCGCGAAAGTCCACATAGGATGGAAAATCGCTTGAGTGTCATCACTGCCACCAGTTGCAAAACCGGTAGTTTGATAAACATCGCCGATTCCTGCAATGCTACCAACAAATCCGTTAGCCGGAATTGCAGCACCGTTCAAAATACCAAGTGCTGCGGTGTTTGACCACTGAGCGGCTCCTGATTCTCTGATCTCTTTTCTGATGTTGTGCACTGCTGTTGGCCCTAAGAATATTGATGCCGCTACTTCCTGATTCGGAACTTTAGCATTGTATAGTCCTAGCAAGCCGAGCGCGATATCGTTTACAGTCATTACTGTAGTAGATGTCACACTTGCTGATAGTCCGCTGAATAGTGATAGAAAATCATCATCAACGAATCTAGCAATCGCCTCCATTGCCTCCTTGCTCATTCGCGGAACATCATGCCCGCCGAATTTCTCTGACTCGATAGCGAGACCAGAACTTACAACTGCCTTAGCTGCTGTTAGTGATACGCTAGTGTCAGATAGTTCACCATCTGCGCCAACTGCTAGCGCAGTTGCTTGAACTAAAGAAGCGGCGGTTAGTGTGCCGTTCTTTTTAATTTTCTTAATGTTGCTTGTAGTCGGCATATCGATAGTCATCATATGATTCATCGATATATTTTTTTTAACGAACGCCGGTGAGGCTACATCTGCCACCGCATCCATTAAGATTGCATTTGCTAACTCTGTAATATTTGTTACTGCTGCCATAAAAATCTCCTAAAAAAATAAAGCCGCTTTCGCGGTTATGGTTAAATTAAATATTAAGTTAAAATTAAGCTGTTTTAGTAAATTTCAAAAAGTAATAAGAAGTTCCGTTTGAGAATACTAGATAGTTATTTACGTTACCTGCGGCATCGTTAATAATGCCAACGAATCCGGCCCCGACTGATGCAGCCGTTCCAAATTCTGTGACACATTCGGCGGCAGTTGGTGTCGTATCGTGTACGTTACCAACTGCTACCACTGTTTGAACTCCGGCTAGGAATTGCTGTTTATCTCTGTGTATTGTTGCCATATATAAATCCTTTATTTACTAGTTAATGAGTTAAAAAATTGTTCTTGTTCTTTTGCGGGTAACGATTGCACGTACTTTGCCCGCGCTGATCTGTCCATTGATGAAAACTCATCAATAGATAAAGCCGTTCCACCGTTCGTTTTCATTGTCGTTGATGAGTTTTTATTGCCTGTAAGAGTTGAAGCCTTTGCCCAAGATGGTTTTTGAGAAGCTAGCCATTCCGCAAACTGCTTGCCTGTCATTTTCTGACTAGCTGATCCGTTCGCGTATCTTACGTTACCGCTATCGTCTTTTATAAAGATATTACCATCGGCATCCTTATCACAATACCGACGAATATATGAGCGCACATCATCAAAGCAGTCATCATTAAATAATGGTGCTGCCTCGCTGAATACTTTATCAGTTACTTCATACTCTTTTAGTTTATGTGAATAGTCTTTTAATCTACCATCGCGTTCATCGATTTCTTTTTGAACGGATAATCTCATTTCGCCTACTTTCTCGCTAACTAGCGCGTCAAAATCCTTATCACCTGATTTTACTTGCGCCTTTCTCATATTGTCGTAATCCGTTAATTTCTCTTTGATCTCATCTGGTGATCTACCATCAAACCAGGCGTATTGTTTTTTAAAATTAACATTTTCAGCCTCATAGTTTTGCGCTTTGCTTTTCCATTTTTCTGATTCTGCTTTTAGCGCATTAACATCAACTGCCGAATCTTCTTCTATCGTTGTTTTATCGTCGCTCATTTATTTGCCTTCCTTATATCAATTAGGCCCGCCATCTTCTCGCGAATCGAGTCTTCTAGCTTTTTGCCAAATCCAAAAAATGGTCTAGGATTTTTTATCTTACCGCCGCGCCTGATACCGAAGTGTTGCGCCTGTGCTTTTTCTACCTGGCTACTAAGTATAAATATCTCGGCTCTCCACCCTCCCGCGATCTTCTTAAATCGGTCTCGAATAGCTCCAAGCATTTGTCCGGTAAGTCGTAAGTTCGGCGGGCTTGTTTGTGTATTCCCGCCGCTCTTTGCTTTTTTGCGCGATCTTCCGAAAATAGTGTTGCCGCCTTTTCTATTTTTATACTTCTCTGTGTACTGAGGGAATCCAGAATCATCCATATCTTTGCCCTCGCTCGTTCTTTTTAATATCGTAGCGATAGCGTCAGAAGTAATAGCACTCAAAGCTTTTTCTATTTGATCCTTAATATTTTGCTCTAGTGCTTTAGCTATTAGAGATCCGGAGAATGTAACTTTTGTACTCATTAGAAAAAGAAGCGATCTGATTCAATTATATACAGCAACATAGATGTGACTATTACCGGACTTCCAACGATCAACGCCTCCCCTGGTACTGTTACTACAAGCACGCCTTGCCCAATTAGTACCGGAACCGGTGATGTTGTTGATGCGTTCTCAATCGTAACTAATGTAGTTGATGCTGATGATTTAAACGAAAAATCATATCTTGCGTTCTCTCCATGCACCCAGCCGACCACGCCGATCATTTTTGTTGCCGCCGGTGTTCTTATAGTTAGATCCGTATTGATTGTATCAATCGCTATACTATAACCGTAGACTACATCTACACCCGCTATAGTAATTGATGATGTTGTAACTAGTGTCGCTGTGTTTGCCATTAAAGATCCGGAGAATGTAGCTTTTGTCGTAATTATAAAAAGAAGCGATCTGATTCAATTACATACAAGAGCATAGATGTGACTACTACGGTACTTCTAACGATCAACGCCTCCCCTGGTACTGTTACTACAAGCACGCCTTGCCCAATTAGTACCGGAACTGGTGATGTTGTTGATGCGTTCTCAATCGTAACTAATGTAGTTGATGCTGATGATTTAAACGAAAAATCATATGCTGCGTTTTCTCGATGCAGCCACCCGACCACGCCGATCATCTTTGTTGCCACCGGTGTTCTGATAGTTAAATCAGTATTGATTGTATCAATCGCTATACTATAACCATAGACTACATCTACTCCCGCTATAGTAATTGATGATGTTGAAACTAATGTCGCTGTGTTTGCCATATTTTAATCTCCTAAATAAATCCGTTTTCTCTCGCCCAGGTTTCAGTAACCGGTCTTAAATCGTGTCGGCAATTATATCCGCCTAAGTAAGGAATAACCGGAACGCCTTGCCCGTTGTCCCAACTGCTGACTTCTTCCGCGCTAAAAACTTGATTATCTCGCTCGATGCAAAATTCTCGAGATGTCGGAATTAATCCGCCAACATAATAAAAATATTCGCTGCCTATTTCCTCAGCTTTTTTTAGAGTGACTGACCGACTAAATCCGGCCATGTTAGTGTTTAGTTCAGTCTCAATCTGGTTTGTTAGTTCCCTATTTTTAGTGTCGACAATCTGAGCAATCGATGGCCGAACGCCTGAAATTACTTGTCTATAAACTACGGCGCGCATGTCATCAACGTATGTATTGATCTTGTTTGCAGTTGCGGTCACCTCGAACTGTATTAGCTGCTCAATAATCTGTGCATCAATACCGCTGAACGGTAAGTCTTTTCCTAAACTCGCTTTAAATTGCTTTTTGATAACCTTTAGTTCGCTTGCGTAAACCTTCACAACATCATCAATAACGTTATTTAATCCCGCCCGTCTTAACGCCGTCGGTAGTTCGTTCAGTATATTAGCCGTATCCAGTGCGGTAATTTTTCCGGATTGCACTTGAGATAAAAGATCAGGAACATTAGCGGATAAAAATCGTTCTAATTCTCGCGCAAATTGTCCGACCCTGCGTTCCCTCGTTGCCTCTTTTAATATTGCATCTTGTTTTAAATCGTTCTTATCTGGCATTGACGAAACTATTTAGAATATTTGCTCGTTGTGTTTGGCTAGTCTCAGCCGGTTCTGCATTGTCGATCTCATCAAAGATTGCTGATGTATCCTCTGAATTTAATCCTACTTTCTCTATTAGTTTTTTATCCATTGCTTTTGAAGTTTCAGGATATTGACCCACTTTAGTTGCGAACGCGTTATAGAGTTGAATGAACTCATTAACATCATCCGTTCCAATGTCAGTATTTAGTTTGATAGTGTTAGCATAATCTTTTTTCTTTCTGAACATGGCCCAATGCTGAACAAATGAATTAACCCCTTGCTGTATGTTTAAAACTGTTTCTTTTGCCAGTGCTACTGTAAATTCTTTTTCTTGTCGTATCGTGTCCGCACTTTGCACCGCCTGACTACCTCCGTCTAATTGCCTGATCTGATTTAGCCCGATTCTAAAGATCATGTTTCTAACCTCGGCTCGATTCTTTTCTGATGCCGTCGGATCATCGCTTGATATTTGTGTTAGTGTTGAACCTTCGGGTAACTTCATTACAGTTGATTCACTAGCGGGCATTATCGATGCCATAGATTGATTTGTGCTGATCGCTAATCGCGGATAGCCATTAAAGTAAATTATATTATCGTGATTAGAATCTAGATTATAGTACCGGTGCGCTTGCGGGATTACCTCAGCTAACCATGATCGATCTTCCATAATCGTAACTGGTATTTCGCTGACCTCACTAATTGATTTTTCTTCGCCGTCTGGAATCCATTGGGTAGTATTCTGCGCGCCGCTTAAAAAAAGCATCACCGCACTTTGCTTTGTACTGCTAGCGGTTGAATCCTGAGTTTTTGCGATAAATCGCTGCATCGTGAACGCGCCATCTTTTAAGTAAAATGATCTGCGGACCAATTGCAGCGTTGGCTGATGCGATAAACTAGCTCTTAGTGGTAGCTCTACGCGCATGTCATGAATCGATGTGAACTTTCCTATGTGAGATCCGTTGATTGATTCTTTTTGCCAGTCCGGTACTTCGGTAGGTGACCAAATCTGTCCGTACGGCCTTAGTCCTGCGCTATTAGCATCCGCCTGATTCCTAACTAAGACATTAGGTGAGTCAACGAACGCGTAAGATTTGCCGAGCAGTAGATACTGAGTAGTCCACTTTTTTATAAAAGTATTGATCGAGTTACCTTCACCATCGATATTGTCCAGCTCTTGGTCTGTGAAAATATCTGCTACTTCTGAGGTATCTACCGATCTTTTAAATAGCATCGACACCCAAATGGATATGATCGGCTCACAAAAATTAACGTAGAATGTACGATTTTTGCGCTGATTCCATGCTGCTTTGCCGTCCGGTGATTCATCCTCAAGCGCAAAACGAATAAGATAGTTCTTCATTCGCTCGTTATCGCCATCGTAAAAATCTTGATACTTGGCCCACGTGCTTCTTAGTGCCTCGTAATCCGGATGTAAATAAAAACTATGCATTAGTAAATTACCTTTTTAATGCCCGATTGTTTCGGGTTTGCTGATGACGCTATTATTTCTGACTGCACCCATTGGGTTATGTGATATCCGATTGCATCGCTGTATGAGTTCACATCCTCGCCAGATGGTTTTGATAACTCTCTCGAATGTCCGATCTTCCAATTCGTGCGTTGAATACTACTGATTAACTTCTTGCACTCAGGCGAGATGATTTGTTTTCGATACGAAAATGCTTTGTTCATTGCCTCGACCCTCACCTCTTGTAGCGGATTATGTCGTGAGGCAATCAAAAAAACATTGTCGTAATATTGCCGCAAAGTGCTGATAATTTCTTCGTAGCCACTGCCTGACTGCCTGACTGATGGACTGTGCAAAGCTGCATCGCCATTAACAATTATCGGCGTTTGCTTCCAACCTTTTTGAGGTGAGAACCTAGCGATAAAATCCACACATGAATCAACTATTAATCGAGCATTACCGCGCGATTCCTCGCACCATGCCATGACTTTTTGCCGACCAGCAAACTGGGTTTCTATGTATCGTTCTTGCCCTACGACCCACGCAAGCGGCGCGTTGTTATCCCATGTTAAAATTAGCGAGCTCGATGGATGCGCCGAGCACTCTTTAATATCGTCGTCTTGAAAATCGGGATATGCTGAACCCTCAAAAAAGTTAGTAAAATATCCGTATATCCAGCTCAGCACCTTATTTTTATTAGTGCCGTAGTTCGCTAACTGCCGAGGTATAAAATCAGGTGATAAATTATGCGCGTTCATGTATGTAGATGCTCTAAATGATCGCTCTACTATATCGCCGTTTTTTCGTATTCCCTCAAAATTTGCTTTGTCTGCAAAATGATTCATCCCTTGCGGTGCGCCGAGTATGCCCGCTTGCGTATAGTTAGCCGCGCCATCTCTTAGCCGTTGCGATGCATAGATAATCACATCATCTTTAATCGATCCGGCTTCGTCTATTGTTAGCCGCCCAATGTTTGCAGCGACTAAATATTGCGGCCTGTCCGCACTTAAAAACTGAATAGTATGAGTACCTAGCCCATGATAAATCTCTATTTTTTGCGGTACGCTGCCGAAGATCCGGTAGTGCTTACCATCTACCCATTTTCTAAGATTAAAATATTTTCGCCATTCGGGAACGGCTGCATTTGAAATTAGTATATGAGTCGGTTCTAACCACCAGCTAAGAGCGGAAGCCTTATTTTCTAGCACCCATTGAGCATGATCTAAAACGTACCCAAATGTCTTACCCGCACCCACGCCGGCATGACAGTATAGAGTATTACTAGTTCGATCGTTGATTAGCTCCGCCTGCCACCGCGTGAGAGTTAAATCACTAGGTAGGTTTAGGCTCATCGTTATCTACGACTTGAACGGTTAACGGCTGTAACTGATCTTTTGGTGTCTCTACTGTTTCTATTATCGCCTTCGGTAGTAGTCGGCAAACGACCCATTTTAGCGCATCCACAATTAACTTATCACGTTGGATGCCAGTTGTATCGGATGAGTATCCGCCCTTCCCGTTTGGTAACGGTTGATCCTTTGCCCGATCTTTCGCTGTGTCGATTATTTCATCGGCGTAAAGCTCCGCCTGCATTGCTCTTGCAAGCGCGTATTGGTATCGAAAATCTTTAAATGATTCATCTCTGACATCAAAAACCCATCGCAAAATTGTGGTCTTACTTGGAAACTTTTTGTTTTTTAAAATTGTAGTTAGGCTTTGCGGATCTCCATCGTCGCCTCCACATAGTAATAGACATATTTCCATCCCAAGTTCATAGGTGTAGGAGGTCGGTCGCCCTCGGTTTTTCTTTTTTGCCACGTTGTTTTCATGTTTTTGATTTAGAACTTAGTCACTCAACGTGACTACTTTTTGAAATTTGTTAGTGTTCGACGGGCGGGATCAATTCTCTTTTTTCTAGTTCCTTTTCAAACTCATCTTTGAGTACCGAGATCCATCTGGAAACGGTTCTAGGTGACCGCTGGCAGCGAGTTGCAATCTCTTTGATAGTTAGCACTATATAATCGCCTGTGTTGTCTGAGTCATCAGGTATGCCGATGTAATGCGCCCTGAACGCCTGTCTCCAAAAAGCTGAATAGTATCGGTTATTTAGCACCTTCTTGAGCGCTGCAATGGCACTGATAAACTGAGCATCCTTTTTAGGAACGTTCGGAATCTCGACGGTCGAACCATCCCGAGCTGACTCAAATATCGCACTGGAACTTTCTACTGATACCTGAATTTTATCTGGTGAGATGATTAGTGACCGTAACCGACCGGCTGGGGTGTGTGTTCTCAAGAACGCGCATACCGATAACATGCACCTAAACGGGAACAATATGCTCATCATTCGATAACCTAACAGTGAGGCCGTTCGGAAAATTGCCAGTAAATAGAATGCACCCGCTTTTCAGGATCTCTATCTTCAATACTTTTTTACGCTGTGGCACTTTGTCATTTTGCACGCTGTGTTTTTTAGTCTGTGTGTCTCTGGTATTAAAACCAAAAATATCTTCAAGCTCACGCAATGTTAGCATTTTAGCCTCTAAACTTTCATGTTATTATGTTAGTGCCGTTCCTGTTCTGGTTTACTCTTTAAAAACAAAACTAAAAAAATAGGTGTGTGTGTTCGTAGAAAAGCGCATACCGATAACATGCACCTAAAAGGAAACAATTCCTGATGATTCTGAGTATGGACTACTTTACAGGACATCGCAACCAACTTTTTTTTGATTAAAAGAATCTTTGACGCGGTGCAGCCTTTTTCTCTCGCCGACTCTTACTAGATTATTAGAAACTTTATACCATTTCATGCGAATATCATGCGCCAAATGCTCGATCCCTAGATGATCTAAAATGCTCAAAAACGTGAACATGTGCTTTTTACTATCGCTAAGAATCCACACTATATCTTTTGGTGAGCAGTATTCAGCCCTCGGTGATTGTCTTAATAACCGCCTAATA